ATCGGTATTGTTGGTGCGTACACTATAGATAATAATGGTGATCATTGGTCGTTGGTATTTGCTAGGACAAATGGTGGCATGCAGCCTCAGGCCGGATGGGGCGCGTATGTGTTAGGACCAGGAGTCAACACGTCTAGTCAATCACTACCGACTTATAATGCTTGCGGTGCAGACATAGGATCACAACGACAGAATTTAGCTTCCCATAGTTGTGGTACACGTGTAGGTTCAACCGGTTGGAGTGGAATAACCACCAGTGTGATGGTACAGAGAGACAATAACATTATACGTGGGTATGCGAGTGATTATAAGAGCAGCAGTCAAACAACTCGAGGCTCACACAGACCAAATGCAAGCTTTCCGGAAATAGGAGGTGTGTATGATAGCTCAACAATGATCGAGATAGATTTTAACAACACTCCACCACCTGCGCCTTTAGCTGACTGGAGCATGTTTCTAGATCGACCGTCTGGTGTAGGCTTCATGGCTTGGTCTCAAGGAGATGCTTTCTATCAAGACTGGTTCTATCACCCATTGATAAAGCAGCGCATATTTGATTTTACAAATGGGGCCCCTGGTGAAGTTTGGGAATATGACAAATTCGCCGGTTGGTATAAAACTCCAGATACAGCCTGGGAAGTTGTTAACAAGCAAGCTACCAGAGTCATCGATCCAGACACCGGGTTAGAAGCCAATTTTTCATGCAGAGGAGATGTAACAATTTAATATGAACTACAAAGATTTAGACCCCAAACGTATCGCTGGTACACCAAAACCTCGCCCCACAAATGCTCCAAGTGGAGGTAAAAAAGACTGTTTAGCGGATGTGTTGAAAAACGCGTTCAATCAGGTGAAAGGAGCTGTTGGTGAAATTGTAGGAGATGTAAAAAATGCATTCAATGGAGCGATCAATGATATTAAAAACATCGCGCAAGGAATCAAAGACTTGACACCTTGTATAGATTTCAAGGGAATCTTAAGCGGTATTTCTATAGATGGTATATTGAGTGATATCAAAGGAGCAGTACAGGATGGTATTAATGATGCTATAAATTTTGGCAAGGGTATACTTGACGCAGCCAAAGAGGCTAGAGCATTCCTCACATGTCAAAAAGGAACTGCGTATGCACAAGAAGCAGCAGAACTAGACTCTCAACTCGCCATGGCCGCTGATGAGGATACTGCTAGTGGGGAAGCTCGAACCCGGGCACTATTCACCTCAGGTACAACTGGTACATCAACTCCCATGAGTCCCAAGATGAGAAGAGATATTAGCAATGGCGCTCCAGCTGGTAATGCCTATATACAATCATCGATGGAAACTGCTGCCGCCGCCGCGCCCGCAGGTATAGCAAACAATGCTGTTAATGAATGTAATAAAAATAAATCAATAAATCAAACTGGCATCGCCGGTATAGGTGAATCGTTAAACGTAACTAATTATGGGTAAAGAATATAATGGTATGTATTTAGGTATCGTCATACAGAATGACGACCCGGATCGGAGCGGCAAAGTCAAGGTATATGTTCCTCACGTAATTGCTAGTGTGTATGACAACTGGGTACAGACAAACGATGATAAGGCATTCAAGTTCCCTGGTAATAATATCGACAGTGACCTCAACACCATATTAGAACCACTAAAAGCAGTTTTACCGTGGGCTGAATGTGCCATGCCACTAGTCGGTGCCTCAGGCTCTGGAAGATACAACTCTCACACAGAAGCAGCTTCAATATCTGATACATCTAAACTACCGGAATTTGCTCCTGATGAAGATTATGTGAGCACTAAGTATAGCTTGAATAAGGACGGTATTGGGGAGAGTCCCGGGGCAAAATATGAAAAATTTGATCTACGTCTAGAGGATGCATTTTCGGATGCAGAGGCAAACGACACCAATCAAGTAAATGTGCTCAGTAACAATTATGTACCCAACACATACAGTAACATGGCAAAAGGTAGTTTTTGTATTCCTAATGTCGGTAGTCATGTTTGGTGTTTCTTCAAAGAAGGTTCAGCTGATGCACCGGTATACTTTGCTGCTAGTTATGGGGAACAGGATTGGCAGAGCATTTACGACTTAACAGCATCTGACCGTGGAAGTGATTACCCAGGAACATATGAAAACACTGGTCAAGAAGCCGATCAAGGATATTCGACTGACACAGAGACCTACAGAAACAAGTTTGTAATAAATCAAAAAGGTGGAGTGTTAGAATTTATAAACACTGACAACCGAGAGATTTTAAAATTAACACATTATAGTGGATCGTTCAAAGAGTTTAATAATTATGCTAATATTGAATTAGCATCTGCTAATGATCAGAAGTTGGTACTAGAGGATCAGTTTGAAACCGTGAGAGGATTCAAAAGTTCCTATGTGGAGCGTGATTATGATTTCATAGTCAGAGGTGATCGATTCAAAAAAATAGGCAATTTAAATCAAGCCGCCATGGCTCAGTGGAGAAACGTGATGGGAGCGGTTGCAGATATCAAGCAACTGTTTGATGTAAAACGTGCCAATGTAAACGATTGGACTAGTGAATTGCAATCCCAATCCGGGAATTATGGTCCGTGTCCTGTGTGTTCACCATCTAGTGACAGGAGCAAGACTTATCCCCAGCTTCTAGGTTCATGGAAAAGCGTAGCAGAACCACCACCTATAGTGGACATGCTACAGTACAAGCACGAGCCTTCTCGAGGTGTTTCTGTTGAACCTAAGAACTATTCCCCGGCCGGAATGGCTGGTGGTAGTAATGGTCGTATATTTGGAGAGTCTTGCCCAGCGTGTGGTGGGTCTGGTAGAAGCAAATCTACAATGGATGGTATATGGACTCCTGATGAAAGAAAGCAGCAAGATCAATTCGACCGTGCAGTAATTGATGCTGTTGAGACGTTGATTGATGTGGAGCGTGATCTAGGATTGGGTGGTAGTGAAGATATACACATAACCAAACATAAGATTGAAACCATTGGTATGGTGATGAATGACTTCGGATCCATACGCACTGACACCGTGGGTAAGATGTTCAATAACAAGATGGTGATTCACAAACAAGGTGTGTTTGAGAGTCGTAAGGAAACTCCATTAATTGAGTATGTACACGTTGATGATTTACCAGGAGGTACATACACATTAAACGTGTGTAATAAATACAATGTACAGGTAGGCTCTGGAGGTTTGAGCATGAAGAGCTACGGTCCAGTAGACATTTCCGGGACGATTGTTAACACTACAGGTGAACAGGTTAACATATCTAGCGCTAATGAAGTTAATATCGACGGTGGTAAGAGATTAAATATTGTTGCTGATATTATCGCCCTCCGGCAAAGAAAACATGAGCAAGTGTTAATTGACAGCTCTGCCGGTGTGAGCCGGAATTTAATAGTTGGTGGTAGCTCGCACTTCGAAGGGGAAGTATATCTACATCATGTTACTGCACCTACTGAAATACAAGAGACTGAAGATACTAAAATCTTTGGACGGGCGGATCACGAGGAGACCAAGATTATAGGATACTCATGGAATGGTATACCTTGTGACATCCCGGGATGTAGTTACGAGCCTATATACTCACGAATACCGGATTCAGCAGGAAACCCATGCGTGGTCGCTGACCATGATAGTATATACATGTATCCACATAGTCACCACTTTAAAAACCTACCACTGCATTTGAAAAATACTCATGATGATGTCCGGACTGCCGCTAAAGAATGCAATAGTTCTGCTCGTGGTAAAGCCAAACAGCGCGAATGGGTAAATGCGGAGAATAAGTCTAAACCCATGCCACCTCCAAAATCTTCCAGTTCCGGATTTGGAGGTATAGGTGGCGGGTTGAATGAACTGAAATCCGCAGCTAGCCAGGCGATGGATCAAGCAGTCGAATTCGCTAATAGTGATGCTGGTAAGATGATGATAAACGGAGCAACCGGTGGAATGGGAGGACCTTTGATTGCCGCTGGTACCACGTTAGCTCAAGGTGGTAGCTTAGAGGATGCCGCCGGTGCTGCTGCTGGTGAAGCTCTAGGAGGAGTTGTACCAGGTGGTGTACCTGGGGTGGAGCTGGATCCGTCTACTATAACTAACAATATACCCTAATCTAGATCTTCAATATCCATAAACTCATCGTCGTCTAAATTAATATCACTCTCGAACGATACTCCGTCACCTATTAAGATACCCAGCTTGACAGTGTCTAACACTCCTACAACATCCGGAGCTATCTTTTCCTCATCCATAAGCAAGTCCAACTTGATAGCCTCTAACATCCCAGCAACTTCATACATATTAATCTCAAACTCTTCGATAAAATGATTGACTGACATCGTCAATTGGTTAAGATATTCACTCAACACCTGCTCATTAGTATCACCGATTAATTTATTCTGCGCCTTCATGCACAAGTTGAGTACGTCTATCTGGAGAGCATCTAGCTGTTCATCTTTCTTCATAATATATATTATATATTATTTCTTCAAATTGTCCAACTGTTTAACTATAAATTTTAATATTTCACTCCTCACAATTTCATCATGCGAAAAATTAAATGTGAATATACCTTCATTTTCACTAGCTTCATTATTAAAGCAATTGAATATCGGTTTAAACCCAGACTTACCATTGATATCGCTCTGATTCGTATCTCCAACGACAACATATCTGCACCTTTGTCCAAACCGGGTTAATATTGTGATTATCTCACTAGTGGTTAAATTTTGAGCTTCATCAATAATCACAATCTTATCATTGAATGTCAATCCTCTAACATAATTTACCGGAACACATTCAACTAAATTCTTTGCCATAAGATTCTGTCTAGTGGGTATGCCTACAATCTCATCTAACTTTTCTATCATCGGAATACTCCACGGCAGGAACTTATCATCCACCTCCCCAGGAAGCGACCCCATCTTCTGGCTAGCAGACTCAACCACACTACGTATATATATTATACTGTCTATGTAGTTTTTCTTTAATAAATGTAATGCGGATTGGACGGCTAGATAGGTTTTAGCAGTCCCGGCAGGACCGTCAGCAAACACCATCTTTGTAGCCCGGTCAGTCAATACACCTTGAAAGCTTTGATGTACTGGGTTTAGTTTAAATTCGGTGTTGATTTTAAACTCGAAATCCCACCCACATGTATCTTGTTGATCTTTTCTTTTTGCCATAAATTATCGCAATTTTAGCTCTACTGATTCATCTTGTAGTTCTAGTGTGCGAAGGTTCCGATGCTGTGTATCGTTAATCTCTAAAGTTCTAATTAAATATGGAAAGTGCTCATCAAAAACTTTCTCCCGAACACTCTTTCGTTTCTTACTTATTGAGGTTTCTGATTTCTTTTTTGTAGCTTCCACTGGTAATTTCAATATGTCGTCCACTGATGGTGCTTCAATAGTGTTGTCGAGTGCCCACATTATGTTGTGTTTCTCTGCCCACCGGACCATTCTCCGGACTGGAACCATCAGGTTGAATCCTTCTCCAGCTCCACGTACAATCATTCCTACATATGTACCATCTTTTAAATATACTCCTCCGCCAGATGACCCCGGGAATGCAGTTACTGTTGTCTGATCAAACTCAACTTTGCCGTATATTCTACCAACCTGCGATACTATACCGCTTGTCATGCTGTTTGATCCCATCTGTCCTAATAATGATCCAACATGAAACAATTCAGTACCAATTGGTACAATCCTCTTTTTATCTGTTATATCAAATCGGGCACTAGCCTTACCATAATCCTTGGCTCTCACCATCAATAGTGCTAAATCTTCTCCGTCATCGGCATCACTGTACTTAATCACAGTTGCATCCATGTTGATCTCACCAACACGTCTACCATCTTCAACTAGTTCCTTTATTATTCGAACATCATCAAATTCAACTAGCTTTTGAGAAGTACCATCCTCTATAACGGTTCTAACATTTCGAAGATTGTCAACAACATGACCACACGTCCATACAAAGGTTACAACTTCCTTTCCGATGTTACGTGTAATTAACACCCCGGATCCCTCAGATTTACTGTACCTACCTTCTGATCTGATAGTTACAGATATGTCCTGCAGGTAATTTGCCACCTCGAGAGTCTCCTCGTATGAACTTTTCTGAGCTGTTGTTATTAATAGTGGTGTGAGTAGTATTGATATTATGGCTAATGTAGTATTCATATAAGTATTTAGTCGCTTTTAGTTCCAAGACCAGTAGGTCCTCTATAGCAAGTTGTTAAAAATATTAAAATACCGACTAACAGCCCTACACCAACCAGAATAGTAACCATGGTTGTACCTGGGGTGACTGTATCTAAAGTACTGACGTCAGCCACATATTCTGTTTTTGATATGTTACCGTCATTGTTGATATCAACAGTGTCAAATGGTACCACAATTCTCGGCTGATTATTAACTGACTTTTGTTGAGTCCATGTCCTGTTGGTATTGAAGCATGATGTTAGAAACATCGATATAAATATATATACAATTATTCTCATCTCATTTTACTGGGTACAGCATAAAAACCTACAATCATGAAGCATAAATCCATAAACGATGTCAAAAGTAATCCGCCTGATAGCTGTACCACTGTCCATCCTTCCGCTCCAAATACCCAAGAAAATATACCTATACTGGCTCCTTCACCCTTAGGTACCACCACATCATATGATATGTGCGGGTTTAGTGCATAAAATATCATCAAGTAACACATGGTGAATGTTATGGTCATGAACAACACTCGCCTGGTGACTTTGACAAACGGATCAGATGCCTGTTGCATCTGGTTGTCAAGTAGCGCCTGAATTATCTTTTCATCTCTAGCCGCCAGCAGCAATTGGTTTTGTTTCTTCTGCTCTAACCAATAATTAACCACATTGACCAGGAGCTTCAACCCAGCACCTAGTGCTGCGCTCATTATAGCTCCACCCATCGTTATTGAACACCTGGAGGTGCGGAATCGCCACCGGTCAACTTGTTAGCGATATTAGTAGCGCCAACCATCGTGCCGGTTTTTGCCGCGAGGGAACCCAGTCCAGCCAGCGCCGGAGCAATTTCATTTAATCTACCTTTGCAGTGTCGCTCGACAAGCTCTAGAGCCTCCTTCTCACCACACGGGCTATCAGCTCCGGTGTTCCCTTTGATTAGTTCATCCAAGCTGTCAATGATGGTCTTGATAATAGCGTCCTTTTTGATCCCGGTGATGTTTTCACCAGGTTCAAGATCGGTTATGTTGTCCTCATGTTCATCGTAACCGTCCTCTGGTACCATCCCGTACTCATTTAGTTGTTGAACTTGCCCGGTGTAAGCCTCATTGATAAGATCTACGTCTTTCATATGTTTCTTCATATAATTATTTAGTCTATGTCTTGAGATTTCTATAGAATGTATGACTAAATGTTACATCTAGCTTGTAGGCTATCAGTTTATCCATGCCTTTGTAGTTGACGTCAGTGATCACATCACCGAACTTGAAGACATATGTGTTAAACCGCGGAGCATCAGTCAT